AACGGTATCAAAATCACTTTGTGCTTTTACTCCCGCTTTAATTTGAACACTACCCTGATTATGTACAGGTAAATCTTTCTTTTTGGAATTACCTGTACTATTACCTGTACTTATTACCTGTACATTTTGATTTCCGTCTCTTTCAATAATACTAGTCTTCGAAATGTCCGTCAAAATCAAATCCTGCATTGAAATTCCATAAATATTGGAAAAAGTAATTAAGGTCTTCAAATCAGGTTCATTCGCATTAGTCTCATAATTAGCGAGCATACTTTTCCCTATTCCAACTTTCTCGGAAAGCTGAACTAATGTATATCCAAAACCCTTACGCAAAAACCTTAAATTAATACCTAGAAATATATTTTCCATATAAGTTGGAAATTCCGATTTTATTGGAAACCTTTGCAAACGTACCACAAGAACGGTACAAAATACGAGTTTTTTTAATAATAATTTATTAATCGGTAAGGACATGGATATACGTGAAAAGCTTAAATACGGGGATCTGAGGCAGATTGCGGAAATATCCGGCATGAGCTATGAGATGACCAGAAGTGTACTTGCTGGCCGCCGTGGTAAAAAAGGCAAGTCTGAAATCATAAGAATTGCAGGTGAGTTAATCGCCAGCCGTGAAGAATTAGCTGTAAAAAATCGTAAACAAATAGCTTAGATAATCAGTGCGTATCCTCCAAAGTGAAATATGGCTTGAATTCAAAAACCTGCTCGATGCAGGCGTGGAGGAGAATACCATGTGGAAAGGTGTTCAGAGAAATTCCCCAAAATGGCAGGCGATTAAAGATCCTTCCGATGGAAGGAAACGGCTAATCCGCTACGCTACTCTTGGCGAATCATACAAAGAAGCTGTTCGGGCAGAATTGTGTGGTGGTTTGGAGCCTGACGAATGGCTTACGATGCTGGAACAGCAAGGTAAGCAAGATGAAAAGCTTGGTAACCGTGCGGCTTTGATTGATAAGGTTGAGACGATTTGCAAAGAGGATTATAAACAATACCTGCACCATTATCGCGGTGCAGAACCAAGGCAACAAAGATGCCTTAGCCGTGCAGCCGGGATAATTGAAGTAACGGCAGCGTGGTATAAGTCTAATGATATTGCCTGGAAGAATTACGAGCCAATTAAGCAGGTAGCGGAATGGGTTGAGGCGCATATTGATGAATATTTCTATAAGAAATACCTTCCTACCAACCCAACCAGGCTAAAAGAAAAGGTGATTGCTTTCGCTGTTGACGGTTTGCCATTGAATGAGGTCATTTCCCTTCCTCGTGCAGGAAATGAAAACCGGGCAAGCAAAAAGAATGAAATGTGGTGGCAGGCTTCGGCTGTAACACTTAGTACAAGTGGCCGGAACATGACACAAAGTAACATCGTCCGTAAGCTCCGGGAACTGGCTGATATTTTGGGCAAAGAGGCTCCATCTGAGTCTACGGTCCGGAACAAATTGAGAGAAACGAATTTTTTAACTGCCGATAAACGCATGGATTTGAACAACAGACATTTGAACAGGCACCGGGCAAGTATGCCGATTGCTGACGCAATGTTTGCGGGTGCATGCTGGGAAATGGACGGTACGCGGGTACAGCTTGCGCCCCATTTGGCAAAGGATGGTTTGAAATTCCTTTACGTAGTCGTTTGTCGTGACGTATATTCAGGTGCGTATTTGGGTTGGCACTTTGCCACTTCGGAAAGTGGTCACTCTTACCGTATGGCTCTTAAAATGGCTGTAAACCTAACAGGTAGAGTTCCTTACGAGCTTCGCCATGATAAGTTTCCAGGCCATAACACGGACGAAATAGAACATTTGTTTGGTGAGCTGGATAAAATGGGGGTAAAACGGACTGTAACCAGTTCGGCAGTAGGAAAAGCAAGAACGGAACGTGCATTCTATACTTTGCAACAAGTATTTGAAAGTGAGCACTTAGCATACTGGGGCCAGGGTATAAGATCCACCACTGCAACGGCGCATCCTACGGAAGCTTACCGTTATCAGGTAAGCCGGGAGTTGAAGAATTCAGGATGGGATTTTGACGCGGCTTGGATGGCTGAATGTGGCGTAATTGCTGCTTATAATCATACTCCGCTTAGCAAATACAGCCGGAAGCATGCGAATTTGAATCAATCGCCTTGGCAGTTGTACCAAAATGCTGAGAATGAGGCAGAAGGCCGCAAACTGGAAGTATACGAGATAGCAGAGATATTTTGGGCAACTCGTCAGGAAGGAATCCGGAACCGGTGCATTAAGATGGTTATCAAAGGAGAAACTTACCGGTATGATCTGTTGGGAAATGAGCATTATGATATTTTAAGCCGCTATCAGGCTCCAAATAAGAAGCTTACAGTTAAATATCAAGCGCATGACCTAAGTAAAATCATGCTTTTTGATGAGGCTGGTAACTTCCTTGCTGAGGTGACCGAACAGGAAAGTATTCAGCTGTATGGTCCTGATGCAGAATGGAATAAGGCGGCTGAATGGAAAGAGAAAAACAAAGCGGTTGACGTTCGCCGTAAAGGTGACTTGGATACTTATTTGAATCAGTTGCCAGAGGAGGCAGCGGCTATGTTTCCAACAAAACTTGGCAAGCATGTGAGCGAAGATGCCCAAACCGCTTATCTGCTTAATACTGTGGGTGATTGGGATGTGAAAAAAGAGGCTAAGAGCAAAAAAGCGGTAAAGGTTACCATGATTGATGATGATTTTGACCTTGAAAAATTTACGCGTGAAATGTACTGATTAGTAAACTATTAAACCTCTATATATGAGCATTTCAGAATCAGTTTTCCATTACAAATCAGGCACATTAATGACACTGCCTGACAACAAATTGAGTTTAGGATTATCTTATTTGGATAATAAGATTAGTTACCTCGAAATGGTCATAAAAGAAGGAGGTTCAGCGCCTGGAACTGTAACAGATTTAAGAAGTTACAAGGAAGCCAGAGAAGAAATTGCCCGGTTACTGGAAAAAAGAGAAAGTATGTGGAAGGTCGCAATAGAGCAAATTGCCATACCGGTGAAACGAGAATTGAACAATATCCACTAAAAAAGAAAGCCCAAACAAATGTCCGGGCCTGCATTGAATTACCAACGATTAACAAATATAACGATGATTAGCGAGGAAAAGAAAAACGAGATCGTTAGCGCGATCTTCCGTGAAAGAGATTTGCTTGGAAGCATGAATAAAGTAGCTACCAAGCTGGGAATTAACGCCGGAACGATCAGCAATAACCTGACAAAAGCGGAAAACTGGGGTAATGTTTCAGAGTCGATGTGGGCAAATGTGGCTTCATCATTGGGTGTAACCCTTGTGAGCCGTGTATGGCACCTGGCAAAAACTACCAATGTACGGATCATGCACACAACCTTGGCAGATGCCCAAAAAGAAGCGCTTTTTATGGCTGTGTCTGAGAAAGCCGGTAGCGGAAAAACGGCAAGCATTACGGACTTTGTGGAGCGAGATAAACAGCACGCTGTATATTCCTTACAATGCCAGGAATGGAGCCGTAAAGGGTTTTTAGTCGCTCTTTGCCGTTCCCTGGGTGTGACTGTTGGCCGGTACGATTCGGCAGATGATATGGTTGATGCAGTTGTTGGCTTTTTCAAGCAACGGTCCAAAGATGTTAATCCGCTCCTGATCCTGGATGAAGCTGATAAGCTTCGGCCAGCCGCCAAACGTTTGATCATTCCATTTTACAACATGCTTGAAGGTGAAATTGGACTGGTTTGCGTAGGTACCGAAAATCTTGAAAAAGAGATCAAAACAGGCGTCCGAAAACATGATAAAGGCTACGATGAGATTGATAGCCGTCTTGGCCGGAACTTCGTTCATTTGATCGGCTACACCAAGGACGATGTAAAGGAAATATGCAGGGAAAACGGGGTAACTGATCCGGATATAATTAACCAGATCTGGAATGATTGCAGTCCGGTACAAAAACGCATCATGAAGGCATTTAACCAGGAAGGTTTCACGATGATCGTGGAAGATGGACGGTTGATACAGCGGAAAATCACCAGGGCAAAACTGAGGCTTGCCAAAGCAGCTTAAAGGCTTTAAAAATCACTTAAACACCATTTAAACACTTAATAATATGGACGGATTTAAAATAGAAACAACAGAACGCATTGCCAGTCAAGATATGGACGCTTTAATGACAAGCATTAAAGAATCTGATAGTTACGTGGTAATAAATCTAAAGAGCAATCTGGATGGTGAAGGCGGATTTACAACAGAGCTTAAAACTAATGTAACTAAGGAAATGGTGAAGGGAATATTAGCATTTGTTCAGCAAAACATCAATTGACATTTATCATGGAAAATTTAGGAATCTTAGAAATGGCTGAAATGGAGTCTCAAATTAAAGGATTGGAGTTGCCAAAAGCATCAGATAAACAGCATGCCGTGCTGACGATTTTAGGGAACGATTTCCAGATAATCCCGGAAGGGTTCACCGCTGTTTACCTGCGGGATGAGGAGTGCCAAATTGTGCCAAATGATCTACTTCCAAAGATCAAACAAATGAGCACTGACGGCTTTGACGATGTGCCGGAAGACCACGAATTGCACCTGTTTACAAACTGGCGGACGGCAAAAGGTTTTTGGCTGAATGCCCGGATTATCGAACTGGTGATTGATTGGATGTACCCAAACCTGTAAGGAGCTATGCCAGAGTTAAATGGTGATTATTTCGTCAGTGCCGGTTTTGAGCGGGAAACGTCTAAAAAATACAGTGACCTATCCAAAGTAGTTGAGAATGTGCCAACCGGCAGATTTTTGAACCATAACTGGGAGCCCGCTCCGGTGGTGGAAATGAGTATCGGCGGGTTGATTACTGCCAAAATTGGCAGCCTCCGGTGGGAGGTTACGACTATCACCGGATTTGAGAAGTTTTTAAGTGTAATGATACCAACATTTTGTGATTTAAAATAGATTATGACAACTCCAAGATTTCAGAAAAAGACAGACAAGGCATGGATTGACGAACAGGGTGTTCTTATGCCAATTGGCCGGTTAACAAAAGGTGAAAAGCTGGCAGAAACAACTGCTGAAAAGCTATACAAACAAGCTTTAAAGGTGAGCAATTCCCTGGAAAAGTTAAAGGCCGCAATGATCGAAGAATGCCGGGCTGTGATGGAACAAGTGTATGCCGATAATGATCAGGACCCGGACAAATCGAAAGGTAATTTCACCTGGTATAATTTCGACCGGTCACTGAAAGTAATGACCAAAATTAACGAAAGAATTGATTTTGATCAGACGCTTATTGAGTTGTGCCAAAACAAGCTTAATGAGTTCCTTGACGAGGCAGTTGAGACCAAAGAGGACTTCATCAAACAATTTGTTACGGACGCTTTCAGCCAGTCAAAAGGCCAGTTGGACGCTAAAAAGGTCATGAGCCTTTTAAAGTATCGTTCTAAGATCACTAATCCATTATTTCAAGAGGCATTGAAGCTGCTGGAACAAAGTATCCGTCATCCGGATTCGAAACGTTATTTCGTGCTTTATGTGCGAAATGAGGAAGGTGCTTACGACAATATAGACCTTAATTTCAGCAATATATGATCCGGTTTTTAGAAGTAACATACGGCCTGCTACTGGGTTTTTCACTTGTGGCCACTCTTTTAACTTTCATCATTGCCCTTGCCGGAATCATTCTGGCAGGGTTTAAACTCCTCGGATTATGGATATCTGCATAGACTTCGACGGGACTTGTGTGACACACGAGTTCCCAAAGGTTGGGCGCGACATTGGCGCTGTCCCTGTATTGAAAGCCCTGGTAGCAAAAGGGCATAGATTGATCCTTTTTACGATGCGTAGCAATAAGGTAGAATGTGAACCTGCTGATCCTGCACATCCAGAGATCATACCAGTGCCTGGCTGTTACCTAAATGATGCTATTAAATGGTTTAAGGATAACGAAATTCCTCTTTATGGAATCCAAAGCAATCCAACTCAATTACGTTGGACAGGTTCTCCCAAAGCTTACGGTCACTTATATATTGATGATGCTGCTTTGGGCTGTCCGTTGGTTCAATATATGATAGGAAAACCTCATGTTGATTGGCCACGGGTGCAGGTTTGGTTGAGAGGAAACGGGATTTTATGAAGTGGGTTTTCAATCACGAGGTATGGTGGACGTGTACAAACTGCGGTCACACATTTGATATGAGAAGAGGCATTTGTTTAAACTGTAAAACGGTATATTATTAATGGAAACTTACACCTTCAAGCCTGCCAAAACAAGACAATGGTTTGCGCTATCGCAGGCTTTAACGCTACTGAAAGATGAAAAATTAATTGAATCAGTTTCTGAAACAATACCAGGCGATTTAGTTAAAACAGGTCTTGAAGTATATGCAGATCCGGACAAGTTGCCGGAAGTAATAAAGCGACTCACTGCCTACAAATTAGACTTTCACTACAAGTTGGAAAAGTGGATTCATGTAGATCAAAGATATTTAAAACCATCTTGAATTATGCAAAAAACACTAGAAGAGGCAGCGGAAGAATTTGCTTGTTCAGCTATCAATAACAAAACTGATCAAATGTCAAAGCGCCTAAAAATTATCATAAAAAATAGCTTTATCGGTGGTGCTGAATTTCAAAAAATTGCTTCATCATCACCAGATTTCCCATTATCAGGAATGATTAAACTGAAAAGAAATGCAACGACTTAAATCACAAAACGAAAGATTTCACGGGTTAATAGGTAGATTGAATCTGGACCCGGACGAAAAAAAAGCCCTGGTTAAAGAGGTATCAGCCGGGCGCTGCACATCCTCCAAGGACCTGTCAGCGCACGAAATGCAAAGAGCAATTGATATGCTGGCCGGGAACTTTGACAGCCGTATAGCCAAGATGCAAGCCAAGGCCCGCGCTATTGCTTCCGACCTGGGAATATTGAAGCCGGTGGACGGTAAAATTGACTACAAATCACTGAATGCATTCTGCCTCCGTACGTTCAAGAAACCGAACATGTTCCAGCTTGATTATGACGAGCTGAGGGACCTGATAACTGCCCTGGAAAGATGGCGAAATGGTAAGACTAAAAAGATGGTTAATGACGCTTTAAAAACTGTTTAAATCATGATGGAAATATTAAATAAAGTGACCTTGAAAGAGGCAATGGTTAAACCGGCGAAAGTTAAGCCGGTGTTTATAGCCGCTCGGAAAGGTGGTAATTTCGGTATTTCGGAAGCCTTGTTTCAACTGTTGGCATGTCCCTTTTATGTCGAGTTCAATTACGATCCAAAAACAAAGACTTTATATATCTTAAAGTCAACTGAGGAAACAGGTTTTAAGGTTACCGTCAGTGAGGCAGCCAGGAACTTTTCCTTTTCGTGTAAACCTGTAAGTGATCGTTTTTTTGCTCCATCACAAAGGTATACTGTTTTTACGGACCCTTTGAATGGTTGGGCTGCAAGTGTTGAACCTCATTTATTTGAGATTAAACTGCCGAAATAATGAACAAACTTACTTTGAGCCTGGGTGCCGCCGATGTGAAGGTATTGGCCTCTGTATTAGGTCACATTCTTGTTGGAACGGATGTGAAACAGCTAAAACAGGAACTGCGCGTTGACTACCTTTTGTTTGCTTGCGTTCACAAGTTTTTTAATAAACTGGATGCGAAAAACAAAGAAATAATGTCGTTCGGCATTACACCTGGTAAGCTTGTCAAAATCAGTATGGAGCGACATGAGGCACTTGCTTTTTTCTTCCTGACTGAGGAAAGTGATGAAGTAAGCTATTTGCCCTCGATCCCGGATTCCACCGCTAATTTGATCCGTGAAATTCGGACTGGTGTACATAAACAATTTTTGATATAGCTATGCATGTTCTCGATCAATGGCACTGGGTCAAAATTCTAATTCTAAATGATCGTCGTGAAATTATTTATCACAAGTTTTGGGGTAAGCTCCCTTGGAGTACTAGGCTAAAATTCAACTGGTATTTTCGATACCGGGCCGCATTACTCCAAGTACAGTACCCTAAATTGGAAGTTGAGTTGAGTTGGGGAAACTTGCCTGTAACTGACGTGAATTTATTGCATAAACGATGGAATGACCGGGTTAGAGCGAAAAGGTCAAAAATTACAGAGATTAAAAACAAGCTTAACGCCGCCCGGAACACATGGGATTTGATATTCCCTATTGAAGATGATCCATTTTACATAAAGTGCCTGGAAAAACTTTCCAAAAAAGAAGATGAACTAATTGAGTTCTTACTCGAAGAACCTAAAATCACAGAATCAAATGAGTAAATATTTAGTGACCCGCAAGGATGATGATGGTAAGGCTATTACAATGACTTTCGAATTTGGAGACGATCAGTTTAAGTTCTTGATCAGCTGGAAAGTACAAGGTGAATGGCCGCTTTGGTTTTGGCGGGATATATGGAAGTATCCGCCATTGGCCGAGGCCGAACTATTGAAATGGGGACAGCCAAATACGACGATTGAAAAAGTAGCTGACGATCTTTCTTTTGCAGCATTTTGGGCAGCGTATAAAAATAGCCTGGGAGACAAAAAGAAAGCCCAAAAATTGTGGGAACTGATGCCAGACGAGGATAAGATTGCTGCTTTAATATCATTACCAAAATATCATTACTGGCTGGCTTGCAAGAATGGAATTGAACAATTGCATGCAACTACTTACTTGAATCAACGGCGTTGGGAGAACGATTATACAATTAAAAAGAATTGATTATGGCAAAGAAAACAAAGGCCGTAGAAGGCGAAGTAAAGAAAAATAGTTTGCCAGCCGAGGTGTTGGCAATGACTCCAAAAAAGGTTTTAACCAGGTTCAATCCGGTTATGAAGGATTTAGAAAGCCTAATGAAAAACCGTAGTTATATTGATTGTAGAACTATGAAGCAAAAACAAGTTTATTATAGTCAAATCGTTAAGATTATAAATTTCTTTCATGGTGAAATGTGCAAATTTTTTATTGATTTTTATTTAGAAACCACTACAAATACGCATCATGAAAATTTTGAATTGAGCCTCTCTATTTACAATTATGCAGAGTTCACCGTATCTGATAAAAAGACCTATATTGAAATTTGGGGAAGTTCGAAAAAGTGGATTAAAACCAGCAATCTTGATTCAGATAGTGATATTTTCACGTTACAGGAAGTAAAGAAACGCCTTGAACTACTGCTCGAATGGCATGCTGTATTACATTATTATGCCGCCAGGGTTGAAAGTAAGGAAAAGCCTGTTGATTTGCTATGGTATGAGATTAACGGTGCGGAGGTTGTTTTTTAATAAAATATGAATGAATTTTACGATTACCAAAACCCCTGATTATCAGTATATGCCGCGTGTTAAAAAACAAGAGGAAAGACGAGAGAGATTAAACCAAAGAAATGAAAAGATTCGTACTGCTTATATGAAAGCCTGGGGCCGTGGCTTCCGGACTGAAAAGATCATATCTGATCTGGTTGGGGAATTTTCTTTGGACTCTTATACGCTGGAAGCGATTGTGTTTAAAAAAGGGGTTTATAAAGAATTTTAGTTAAATAGAGGAGGGTAAGTTTAAAGGCTCTGGCGGATCGTCAGAGCCTTTTTTTATGAACTTTTTAAATAAAAAATATGTAACACTAGGAATAATAAACTAAAATTAATATGGATGAAGCAATAGGTTTACTTATGATGGATGGGGGAATAGTATTTATTGACCCTCAAAGCCCGAGACAAGTTGTACCATTTCAAAATGGAAGTATAATTTATCTTGACTGTGGTGTTTGTACTTTGAGTTATGCTGTAAGAAGCAAGCCTAGGACCGTTGATACCTATTTAAATAATAGGATTCATCAGTTGTCCTATCCCACTCTGTATTCGCATCCTTCGCAGTATGAAAATTAACAAAAAAGAGCCTGGGTGATTGTCCAGGCTCTTTTTTAAGGTGTTTTGAATTTTAGGTTTCTATTTTAACAACAATGATAGAAATCGAATCCCGGCAGGAGTTGACAGCCAAGGTGAAAGCGTGTTATTGAAAATTGCTCCGTGCCCTACTGCATTAGGATGTAACCCAGCACCATCACTGGAAAACATTGCTGCATCAGTTTTCGAAAAGGATGTTGACAAATCTATTGCGAACAAATATGGATCATTGATTTCTGCAACAATTTCAGTGAGTGCAATAGCTTGTAAGTCAATGTTGGTAGCCCTTGCAGGATTTCCGCTTATAGATGTTAAACATGGTGGAGCTCCAAACATTATAACGGGAACTTTGGCTTCTGGCTGACTCAGCATCCTTAAAGCGTTATACTTCATATTAGCTTTATAAGTAGCTAGTGCTACGCCTGTTGTGCTTGATGCATCATTTGTACCAAGATTAATTCCGAACATTGCATTATTCGACCATTTGTTCTCGTAATCTCCGTTCCTAAATTTAGTTTTATGGGTTTCTGTGGTCGAATTATTTTCTCCGTAAATATCACTTCTTACTTTTTTTCCAAGACTTCGTAGTTTATCTACAAATAGCCAATGATAGCAATCCATTTTGGAAACACCCACCAAATTCGAGATTGAATCCCCTTTAAATTTGCAGATCTTACCTTCGCGAAAATCATCCATGACTAAGTATGAGTCAGGCGCAGAAAAGGTCACTTCGGCAATATCAGTATCTGCCGCACTCCAACATTTCCTTACATAAGCTGTTATTGCTGCGCCCGACAACTTTAATATCCAATTATTTGGAATATAAAAAGGCTGATATGCTTCTAAATTATAGTCACCTATAATTGAAGCCCCAAGAGTTATTCGAATTGTAACCCGTTGTGTAGAACTAACACATAGATTTTTTATCAACCTGCCTTTTCCATCTGTCCCAAACGCTCCTATACTACCAATCAATAACCCATTAGCTGTGGAAGCATTAATGAGTGCTTTTGTAGTATTTATAGCGTACGAGCCTGTCAATTGCCCTAGTACATCATATTTCGATGCATCAGGAGTGGGGTCATATAAATTTTTATTAAAAACATCAATATTAACACCCGGAGCATTTCCTATTGGAACAAAATTTGCCATTAATTAAAAGTTGGTTGCCATTGTGAAGGGGTAATCCCCAAATATCTTAGTGTTCTCCCATCCCATGTGTATGGTACTTCAATTGCATCGTCTGTATCAAGCTCAACCGTGAAAGATCTCGGTTTGTATTGTTGGAGAAGTGCCGCCATTGCGGCGAATGTTGACACAATTACTGGTAACGTACTTATTGCCAATTGTGCTGATTGTTGAGCATCGTTCTTTGCTTGAATAAGTTCAGCTGTCAAAGTGCCAGTTGGCCCAATTGGTCCTGGAACGCCCTGTTCACCTGGTACACCTTGTGGCCCTTGAAAAAGAACTGGTACATCAATCTTGCCCTCATCTACTTCTATTACTATGCGCATATTTAAATTTGTGTTGAGTCTTTAATTATTTCAAATGGTCCGTAATAAAGGGTGTTGGTATTACCGTCCGTGGTAAACTGAATGTCATAAATGAACTTACCAGGCCGTACCAACATCGCACTTGCTGTCTGGTGAAAAGTGACGTCCTGACCTTCAATGTTGATCGTGTCATTATCACTGTTAAAAGTCAAAATAGCGGCTTCGGGAATGTCACCTGATGGCCGGACTTGCATTGTGATCCGGGTATCAGGTTTGATTTCATAAGCCGGGGAAATTCCAAATGTGATCAGGAAAGTGTCACCCCGGACCACATCCAAAAAATCAATTCTTTGCGGTCTGTAAATCATAGTTGGGCTTGTGAAAGAAAAGGATGGCTAATAATCCTAGGCACATTAAAAGAAATGAGGCAGTGATCAGGAAGGCCGTTTTATACCAGGGAGCTACGCCCCATTTTATCACTTTCGCTGGCACTTTTACTGGTACAAGCTTGGTAACTGTGATCGTATCACATTGCGCCTGAACGGTCGTAATGGTGTGGGTACGTTCAAAAATCACCTTGGCTCTGCCTTGCTGTACTTCCTTGTACAGGTAAGTCGTATCAGTTTTGAAACTGGTAATTACGCTGTCCCTGGGAACGAGTACAGATACCGGAATGGTAACCCGGATTGTATCGCTTACGGTGTTTCCAAACTTGCGTGCACATTTCTCGTAGGTCACGCAGGAAGTGGCTGCCAGGACTAAAATCAGGAACAGGATCTTGTTTTTCATTGTGGAATTTGGATTGTGGTGGATAATGTGCCGGTGATGTCCGGGGCGGGTTTTGGGATGGTTTTAATTGGTTTAGTCTGGTATAAGTTCAGTTCAAAAGTTTGTTCGGCCACATAAAAACTTTCGGTAAAATAGTCCATGCTGCCGCGCCTGTCACCAATGGCCGGGTGCCCTGAAAGTTGTTCGTAAAGTGTGTCTGATAGCTGTTCAAATATTTCGTATTCGTTCCAATCGGCTCCTTCGTGCGTGGCCGATGGCAGGCTAAAAATGAGTTTGACAGTTACCAAGGATATTCCAGACTGATTGCCCCTTGATAAACCTTTCCATTCAATTTTGTCAAAGTCTATAAGAGCGCCAGGCGTTATGATGCTATTGTAGCTTGCGGTATTTTCGAGCTGTCCTTTGTCTCGGTCTATCCAGGTTAAATCTGGTATGGTATCCCTGATGTGTTTTGCGAGTTGGCGGAAGGTTAAATACATGGTATGTTAGTTGAAATTCTTGGTAATAATCGGCTGTCAAGGTCTCGATTTTGAAAGACAGTACTGGCGGCGGTGGTTCTGGCGGCTCATCATGAATAAACAAAAACGGAGAGTCGTGACAGATGTAAAGAATATATCTGCTCATCGGTTCATGAGACGGTCTAAACGTTTGGTAATCTTTTCAACTATCTTTTCTTCAAGCTTTTTCGAAGGTCCCATAAACTGACGTTTAGGCATTTGGAATGAGCTTTCCTTGAAGCTGAATCCCTTCCCGGCTGTCGTGCCTGGTGCAAAACGGTTGTTTGTGCCACGGTTCCGTACAAATGTTTCTGACCTGGCACCTTTTGAAACCGTTCCTCCTTCGTTGTGAACCTGGGCATAAGGCCGGTCATTTTTGAAGGTTACACCATTATAATCTGCATTCCAGTCTACGGCGTCGCCCAAATGCCCCTGGTTGGTAAGAATTCCAGGGGTGCTGCCGTTTGCCCTGGTTTTATTTTTGATCGTAGACGGCTTTAAATCCTCCCATTTCTGCAAAGTTTCGTCGGTAAACCCTTCATCCTGAAAACTCTTTTTAAAGTGCTTTGTACCTTCAATCCCCATTATCCTGATAGCGTCATCCTTCATCAGGTTTTCAACCTGGGCGGCTACCTCCCTCATTTCGTTTGGTGACATATTGTTTGGCTTTTTTCATGACAAATTTTAGTTCTTCCGGCGTCAGTTTTGCGATATACGGATGGCTATCACTGAACAATTGACCAGTCATTCCAGGGTTATTATCAAGCCCTGGTGACGATTCAATATCTTCCGGCACGCTGCCTTCTGGATCATCATCCGTTGGCTCTACACCACATTGGCAAGCATAGCGACTTGGAGGGTAATGCTTAATCCAAAATTTATCCTGAATAGGCTTGATGATGCCCCAGAATACTTTGTGCTCCTCCGATGGTGTGGCAGCCCGTGAAGGCGTATATTTAAGATTTGGGTACAGGTCGGCATTAGCTTCAATCTTTTTCCATTGGACGGCAGCAGTTGCTTTCTTTATGCCGGTGTTGTACTCTACTTTCAGCCAATTCTGATTATAGTTTTCGTCAATGGATTTACTTAAAGTTTGAAATTCCTCCCAGTTACGTGTTTTGCCGTCTGGCCGAACTAACAATGAAGCTAGTTCTTTGGCCTGCTGTAAGGACTTCGCCGCTGAAAAAATAGCGGTTGACTGTCTTAGTTGTTCAGCTAGTTCGTAGTTGGGTTGACCATAGCTAATTTTGCCAGAACCTACATTTACAGCCTCTTCCAAAACCGCGTAAGTGATTTCCATCAGGTCAGGATCAACATCGGGCTTGCGTGTGTCGAAAATCCGTTTTAAGGCTTTTCCAAACAGTTCTTTAATGTTTAGAAAGCTTGGTAGCTCGTATTCTTTGTTACTTGCTGCCAGGTGCAGCATGCCGTGATCATGACCAGCATAGTACAGCTTATCCAGTTCAATTGCCATGTTGATTACAGGCCCGTGCGGTGACGGGCTCAGGCGAAAAAATCCAGAAACCGGGCCATAAGTTTTAATTCTTCCCGCTCTGGTTTTTGACCTGGTATCTTCTTTTCTTCTTTGCCAGGTGCAGGAGCTGGCAACGGTGCAGGTTCGTCTGAATCATCAGCAAACTCCACATTGTAAGTTTCGGCGTAATACTTCTTTTTAAGTGGTCCTACTGTTTTATGAATGTCGAGATCCATTTTAAGCATATTTGCTTTGCTTAACTCTTCTTCATCCATAAACTGAAATTCTCCCTGGGCAGCTTCGGAGAATCCCTGGGCAATAAGCATGTCACGCAAAACACCGTTTAAATAGCGTATAACATACTTACGGTCTGACATAGCAATCTTACTTGCCACTCGTTCATGAACTTCCGCCTGGCTTCTGCTGCTGCCGTTTTCGGTGGTCATGGTTTGGCCCATGATCAGCTTACTAATGGCAGACTCCAGCATTTCGTATAACACCTTATATGTGTCAGACGCTCCGGATTTATTTGCTTCTACAAACTTTAAAGCAGAACCAACAGGAATGACCATGTGAGCCATTGCACCAGCATCTTTTAAAGCCTCCTGCAATTGCTCTTTTTGACCTGGCATATTCGGGTCATATTCTCCAACCCGGAGCGGTTGCCCAAATATTTCATTGAATTGTGCCCAGTCGGAAAGGTCACCTCGTTTAATCAGTACGAGCGGTGACGCAAGTAGGATCAAACCTAAATCCTTTGTTTTGCCTGCTGCCAGGTAAAGGTTTTTGTATGGCGGTTTTGTATAATCAATTCCTTCCAGATCGTAAGGACGCTGCACAACAATCCCTTTGCCTGGTATAACATGCTGACGTGGAACAAGCTCTGTCTTTTCTCCAATAAAATCAGCTTTGATTAAACTATAACCCCAAAAACGTGCATCCAGAATATGTTCAAGAATCTCTTCAAACATTTCGGATTCAATGATCTTTTGAATGCTTTCAACTTCCTTTCCATTGTTTTGGAATGCAATGCTGCTGGTTGTAACAGCCAGGCGGCGCTGGGCCATAACAGAAGTTAGATGATCATCAAGGACGATATCTTCATATAAGTCATAAAGCAGGTTACGGGCAGGCCGCAAAATGTTTTCTGCTGATTGCAATGCCTGGCGCCATTTGTCCAGATCCTTCCGGCTCCGGTCAACACTCCGGATTTCGATTCGTAAATCGTTAATAACAGGTGAAGCGGGCTTTGTTGATTTTTTAGCCATAGGGCGTTTCTTTTCTTAATTACTGGTCTTTGTGTGTAAAATTGGTTTGCGCATTAGTTAAACACTACTTAAACGGGATAGTAGGGCTATGTAAAGAGCGGAGCCCGTGGAGCTCTGCCGCCAAAGCTGATTTGGTCACCTGCCGGGGTTCCGGCGCTTGGAGGTAAAGCAGAAGGTACGCCAGGCATTATAATGGTTCCCTTGGCTATATCCCTCAATAGCCTGATGGCGTCATCATACCTTTTCACCACTTTGTTTGGAATGGTTTCTGTTAGCTGGTAAAGATTCCAAATTGCTATGCTCCGGGTAATTTGTAAAAGCAGCTTGTGTCTTTCTGTTCCGGTCTTGTCCAGCTCTGGCCGGATGTGGTAACGTTGTGCAAGATGGCTTTCTACTTCACTTTCAGCCGTCATACAATGCTCTTCAATATTTACGTCTGAATACCTTGCGATCAGGTCCCGAACTTCGGGATACAAGGCTGGCGACATATCAGCTTTTTCTAAAAACATAGTTATAGTCTTTGTGTCCGGCGTCTTGCTCCGGACGGTGTAGGTATCTGGCTTTGAGTCTTGGTATTGCTAATAAAAATGGCACCTTCCAGTGCATCAGGTGCATCGTCGTGGCCGGTTGGAAAGGCAAGTAGCTGTTCTACAAATGTGCCTGTATCCGGATCATTTTTTAATGTTTCGTCAATGATGACCAGGCCGCGTTCAAACAGCGCTGTCATGTTTTCAATTCTGCTGTATTTGTTAGGCTTTGTCCTTTTGTCGCCGGATATAGGCAGCATGTTTCCTCTTGTTTCAGCCTCCTTTGTATATTCGGGCATGTGTGTATCTTCCTGCATGAAATTGGCTTCCATGAAGTGGAAAGGAGTTAAAGCGCCATTTGCCCGTAAACTTTCATCAATATCATAATGGGCTCTGACCATTGCACCTTTGCTGGTTTGTCGAACCCAGCATTTAAGAATATGATAGAAAATACCAATCCGACCGATTACAATAATGGCCTTGTAATCATTTTTCTTAGTGTCCTTATACGATGGATCGAGATAACTAACAATGTGCAGGTACTGGCCAAGATGTAGCCTTTTACCATACCGTAGCCACTCTCTTTTAAATAGTTTTCCTTCCTCAATATGATGGTGAAAAAATTCTCTTTGTGCTCCACGGTATCCCATTAACCGCATACGTTCATCGACATCCGCACGGGAATAGTTTTCTTTCCAGGCTGGTACGCCATCAATACTCTGGTCTTCTTTGTGCGTTTTTGGGTTTTCCAGTGCAAAAACTTTGGAATGGTGTATATGTGGCTTGGCTTCTGCCCCTTCCTCAATATCACCAACGATATTTGCAAGAATGCTATCCTTATGAATCCGGTTTCCCACCATTACAAAACGGCCTCCATGCAAATCAAAACAGCCTAGCAAGTCTTCAAGTATCCAGTCACAAGCCTCAATAACGCGGTCATGATTCCGGCATATTTCTTTATCGTCAATGTCATCGACAATAATCAGGTTAGGCCGTTTTGCTCCTTTTCTGGTTCCCCTGGGAGATTGACCACGGCCATACGCCCAAAACCCTATTCCGTCCTGTGTGGCAAAACTTTGGGCTTCCCAGTCACCGTAAGTAACCTGCTTCCCAAAGTCGTTAATGTAGCGTTCATTAGCTTCCAGCTCTGCCTGACAGTCAAGCAGCAGCATCATGGCCTTTTCTTTATTGTTGGAAGTTAATATAACACCGTTAAGCTCACCAATTGCTTTTAAAAACAAGGTTAAAAACACATCTATGACAACCGATTTTGCATGTGCACGCGGCCATTCTAAAACTGCAAAAATGGTTTTGTTTTTTACAATCGCTTTAACGTCACGCTTATGAAAATAACCAAATGGCGCGGACATATAATGCGGAAAATAGTATTGGCAAAATTTCTCAAAATTGCCTTTCAGCTCTGCAATACGAATACGCTGCTGGTAAGCAGGCTCCAAAACTGGGGCCTTCGTTCCGGACATAATCCGCTTTTTGCTTTCAAGATATAACTGCCAGGCTTTTTGCTCGTTCGGGGTCATAGATGTGTGTGCAGCATCTTAATGCTGGTGGGTATTTAAGCTTTGGTCTTGACTTTTTCTTCGGTTTCTGTCTCAATTACCGGCCAGCTCCATTCGCCTTGCTCATTTCCTTCCTTAGCCGAGTTCACGTAAAGTTCTCCATGTCCGTCAATGAAGACTTTCAGACTAACTGAATCTGATTTAATGCCCACTATAATTGCCGGGGACTGCTCTTGTGGCGTATTGTGAGGATGCTCATTGATCATGTGCTGTTCCAGGACTGTTGTATTGTAAATTACAGTGCGTCCGATTGTTGGTTTCATAAGAAAATATTAAAGTGAAAAAATTGATTACGTTAGTGATTCCCTTTTTTGCATCAGGAAAGTGTCGGTAAATTCCATCAGGGCTTTTGCAAATTCAGGGTCTTTGGTAGAGATGTAGTCAGACAGTTCCTTGCATACATTGACATAATGTGTCCAGGTAATGTCTTTTTGTTTGATGGCGGCAAATAGTTTTGAAAGGGCGTCAATCTCACCTTTGCCGATCAATGGAGTAGGTAGCGGCTTCCCATCCTTTTTTTCAAGGAATTCCTTTTCGTTGTTAAGGTATTCCATATTTGACCGGATAGCTGCTATTTGATGGTCTATCAGTTCCAGTACCTGGTTACTAATGGAGTCATTTAAGGAATGTTTTTTTGCACGTTCCTGTTTCCATCCTTCTTTATTGACCCAGCTGCTCATGGTAGTTTCAGTCACGTCCACCGTCCGGGCAATTCTGCCCTGGTCCCAACCGATTAAAAATAATTCCTTGGCGGCGGCGCGCTGTTCTACCTTGTTCATCCGTGCTTTTTTTTATCAAAATTGCATAGCTGAGATCAATTATTAAGAGGTTAAAAATTACTGTTATCGGCTTACGTACAATCATTATCGTGCACGGTACAACCATTCTTTTTTTTGTTGCGGAGCCAGAAAAAAGCCTTCAATTTTGGGTCTCAAACAAGTAACAATGTCGAAATCATTTTGCCTTCTTGACGATTCAATGACCCTTCACGGGATTCGGTTTAAACCGGAAGGTGGAGACATGAGCCGCTTTAAAGAAAATCCAATCCTGTTGTTTATGCATGCTCGTGGCAATGTCCTGGGCAGGTGGAACAATATCCGTTTAGAGGCTGGCCGCTGGCTTGCTGATGCTGAATTTGATATGGATGATCCGGAAGCGGCTAAGTTGGCCGGAAAAGTTGAAAGGGGTTTTATTAAAGCCTGCTCTATGGGTGTGTTCCCATTGGAAATGGAATTGATTGGAGGCGAGCCCTGGGCAATTAAATGGGGAGCGCTGGAAGGCAGTATTGTGGACGCTGGCAGCAATGCCAATGCCTTGCAATTATGCAGCCCAAACGGTGAAGTGATTGAAGACGCTGCTCTGCACATTCTTAATTTAACTATTCCAATAATGGACACAAAAAAGCTTCCGGGCGACGATGCAGCGGCACCTGTGATCGTACCAAAACTGATTGCCCTTGCTGCCGGACTTGCCGAAGATGCTACCGAGATCTTAGTAGCGGAAGCAATTCACAAGATTGTGAACGAGAACAAAACACTGAAACTGGCAGCGGAAACGTCGAAAGCAACACAGGTGAAGGACTTGCTTGATTTGGCGGTTTCATCCGGAAAAATCGCAGCTCCGGAACGCGGCCATTATGAAACTCTGGCGGCTGTCAATTATGAATCTGTCAAGGCGATTATAGGGAAAATGACTGCTCCTGTTGATTTGGTAGCCTTAGCAGCTGGTGGGAAAACAGCTTCATTTAATACTGATGAGGATCTTGCTAAACAGTATAGTGACCTTGACAAGTCTGGCAAACTTTACTCATTAAAGGCAAAAGAACCTGAAACGTTCAAAGCCCTTTATTTAGCCCGTTGGGGTAAGGAATTTAAAGAAGAATAAAAAATAAATCGGCCATAATGGGCGGGAGTTAATAGATACACCGCCCGGCCATTTTACCCTTCACAATACACACACACATATATTTTATAGCAAATGGGAGTTCAAAAAGAAGTCTGGGTTGACGACATCATTGGCGGCCTTTATAAGGAAAGCCCTTTCCTGGAAAAGTCGGTAAATGATGATGCTTATGTTATCAATGGTGCCGTTGTGCACATTCCGCAAGCGGGTGCAGCATCAGGAGTTGTTAAAAATCGTACTTCTTTACCAGCGGCGGTAATTAAGCGTACCGATACCGATGTAGTTTATACGCTGGATGAATTCACTACCAACCCGCGTTTGATCCCACACATTGACACTATTCAATTGTCTTATGACAAACGTCAATCTGTTATCAGTGAGGATCAGGCAACATTGAATGAATTGGTTGCTGACTGGGTACTTCGTTACTGGGCACCTACTGGCGCTGCTCAGCTTCTCCGCACACTTGGTGCTGCCCGTCCTGGTGAGGCAAATGCCACTGTAACCGGGAATAGAAAGAAGTTCAGCAAAGAATCAATTCTTGCTCTTCAAAAGAAAATGAACAAACAGAAGATATCAAAAACAGGCCGTTGCCTTCTTTTGCCTTCTGAATTTTTGTCTGATTTGGAGGAAGATATTGATTTGATGAAGCGTGACAATTCCAAGGAACTTGACCTTGAAAATGGCATTGTAAAACGTCTGTATGGTTTTGAAATCTACGAGCGTGCATCTGTTCTTACTTATAATGCTGCCGGTGTGCCCGTGGTAAAAGATCCTGGTTCAGCTGAGGCAGCAACTGATAATGCAGCCGCTTTGGCTTGGCATCCTTCGGTTGTGGCACGTGCACTAGGAACCGTAAAAATGTACGACAGCGTGGATAATCCTCTGTATTTCGGTGATATCTATTCATTCCTACTTATGGCGGGTGGAAGACAGCGCCGGGCTGATGGAGTTGGTATTTTCGCAGTTGTGGAAGATTCAGCGGCGTAAGAACTGACTAATATTTAAAAGGCATATCGCTTCCGCAACTAACGATGTAAAGCGATATGCCTCATTTTTTAACCTTCTAAAACACTGAAAATATGGCGATGCCAAGTGTTTCGATTGCTGTTGCGGACGGTGCCCTGGGTAGGACAGTCGCGACAGATGATGGCGTTGGAGCTTTACTATTAACAGGTGTTGCAGCATCCGGGTTGGCTCTGACTACACCAGTAAGAATTTACAGCATAGCCGATGCGGTTACCTTAGGCATTACCCTGGCAACACACCCACACGCTACTGCCCAAATTACTGATTTTTATAGCCAGGCCGGAACTGGTGCTGAATTGTGGATTATGCTGGTAGCAGAAACCACGACAGCCTATAACTCAATCACAGGTTCTTTGCCGGTATTACTTACTGCTGGTGGTGGCCGTATTACAATTGTTGGAACAAGCCTTGGCCGTGCTGCTGGTTATGCTCCAAGTATGACGGGTTTGGTTGATTTTGATTTGCCTGCCTTGGCTGTTGCTGCACAAACTTTGGCCACTCAATTTGCAGTTGATTTTACGCCAGTTATAATTATCCTGGATGGGAGTTATTTGCTTACTCCTTTGGCTGGTGTCGTTTCAGTAAAGGGCACCGGGGATCGTGTAGGTGTCTTTTTAGGTGCTACGGAAAGTGGGAAGCGCGTTTCTTCAATGGGTCGGTTTCTTGGCCGGTTAGCGGCTATTCCTGTTCATCAGTCAATTGCACGTGTAAAAACGGGTTTGTTTTCTGCAAATGGTGCCTTGACTTCTGGTCTTGCGCTTAGTACTTATTCAAAAGCCCAATTAGATTCACTTCATGATGCTGGCTATATGGTGCTACGCTCATTTTTAGGGCTCGTTGGTGCTTATGTTTCTGATGACGTTTCTCTGGCTTCACCAACATCTGACTTTACCAGCATTGCCAGACGACGTGTAATGGATAAGGCAATTCGAATCGCTTATCAAACCTACATTAAGGAGTTGAATGATACTGTGGAAATTGGCGCTGATGGCAAATTGCTGCCTACAAAAGTAAGCTATTTGGAGGATGTAATTGATCGCGCTTTACGAACCAGAATGGTTGCAGAAGGTAATTGCTCGAATGTGAGTGTCCGGGTTGATCCGGCTCAAAATGTGATTGCCACGGATAAGGTTGAGGTGGTTGTGAAAATTACCCCTTTGGGCACGCTGAAAAATATTTCCGTTAAACTGGGCTTTTTTAATCCCGCAAATTCTTAATCATGTCAGCAGCAATTAACTCAAGAAATTACGATTGGAAGGATATCGAAATCCGGTTTAATGGCCGTTTACTGACATCAATTCAGAACGTTGCCTGGAAAGAGGCCCAGGATAAAAAACCCTATTATGGGAAGGGTGTAAATGCTCTTGGAATATCCCGTGGAAATATTACTGTTGACGGCTCTATTTCAGTCCTCCAAGACGAATTGGAGACGATGTTAGATGAAGCTCCTGATGGGAAACTGCTCAACTTCACCAATTTAGATATGCAGGTTGCATTAGCCAAAAACGGTGTCATGGTTCGGTATTCTATCCTTGGGATTGAGTTCACAGAACAAGCTCAGGAATGGGCTCAAAACGACCAGGCTAAGGCGGTAAACCTTCCGTTCCTGGCATTGAGTGTTAAACGCATAGGATAATGGACGCATTAGCCGAAGCTATCAAAATGTACCCGAAATGCCGGTATCTGTACCGGACAACTGACCTAACTATACACACAACGCAGGAAGGAGCGAAGGCGCAAGCGCTTCACCTTCCTGCACCCTCCATCGAACGAATCACATGCAAGACGCTCCGAATTACGTATCTGAAATAGTAACAGCTGTGATTAGTGCTGGTTCGGTTTGGACTGGTCGATGGCTTTTTGATCGCAATAAAGAGCGTAAGGAAATGCAGAAATCAGAGGTTGAGCTATCTGAGCAAGTTGCTAAAATGTGGCGTGAAATGTCCCAGGAACTTGAAGTGAAAGTAAAGGACCTGCGAGGAGAAATGGAAAAAATTATTGACGAGATGTCAACTCTTAAATCTGAAAACCAAGACCTGAAAAATGAGAATGGACGTCTAAAAAAAGAGGTCGAAAAACTTACTACCAGGGTAAAAGAATTTGAAACAAAACATGGGGAATAGAGATATTAAAGATGCGCATCCGCGCTTACAAAAGCTTTGGGTATTCATTCTGATTGAATGGGTTAAGCGTTACCCGGCTGATCTAATTCCGTTCCTTACGGAGGTTTATAGGTCGCCAGATTTGCAGCGTGCTTACTATGCCCAGGGGCGCGAACCAATGGCACGGGTTAATAGCCAACGGCGTTTGGTTGGGCTTTCTCCGATTAGTGAGGATGAAAACCGCCGAACTATTACCAATAGTAAACCAGGCCAAAGCAAACATCAAAAAACGCCCAGTGAAGCCATTGATATTTGGTTTCAGAAGGATAGAAAATTAATTGATGATGCCAGGCTTTGGAAACAGCTTTATGATTTGGTTCAGGAGTTTGACCCAGCTATCAGGTGGGGCGGTCATTTCAAGTTCGTTGATAAGCCCCATTTTGAGATTTAATTAAACCGCATTTAAACACCTTTTAAATAGTATTTAAGATGTACAATAAGAAAGAAAACATTTCAGAGGTTACCGAGGAGCAGGTGGAAGCCTGGAAGAAATTGCATGGTACAGTTTTCAAAATCGAAGTGGCGACGGAACCGGAAAAGTTTGAGGCGTTAACTGTTTCCACAGACCTGGACGACTTGCCAAAATTAACGGCATACCTCAAAAAGCCAGATCGTAAGATCATGAATTTTGCACTGGTTACAATGCCTAAAAACATTATTTCGGCTGGCCTCGCAGTGCTTAAAGATTGCTGGTTAGGTGGTGATGACCTTATTATCAGTAACGAGGATTACGCTGCATCTGCATCCATGCAGGCAATTGAATTAGTTGACATTTACCAGAGCAGGCTAAAAAAAGTTTAGCGGACGAATCGCAAATCAGTGATTTGTCCGGGGATGATGACGGATTTCGGGTAATGTCTGCCTGGATTCGACATTATTTTAAGGTTGATCCGTATGAGCTAAAACCCGAAATGTTTGCCCGGCTTTGGCGTGAAGCGGAATATTTAATTAACAGTACAAAGCCTTACCAGAAAGAACAATGAGGGTATACGAATTTGCAATGAAATTGCAAGACATGTTTTCTCCTACTATGCAAAGAATCGCTTCGCAGTATGAGCAAAGAACGTCCGTGATGTCCCGTCTTTGGACACGTTTCACGGGAACGCTCCGAAGTTCAACGCAAACGATTTCGACACTTCGTCAAGGTCTCGCGGGACTGGGTTCTGGTTTTCGTGTCCGTTTGGATGCTTCTGCAATTGGTGATGCTATGCGCGGAGTTGGCAGGTTACGTGATAGCCTGGGGCGGCTATGGTCTGGTAGCGGCGGTAGTAGTGGCGGTGGTGGTACTCCTGGAAGCCGTGGCGGTGGAATGGGTGGTGGTTTTCGTAATGCTTTGCTTGGTGGAATTATTGGCGGTGGGATTAGTGGAATGGCAATGGGTGCTATGGATATGGTTAAAAGTCAGATTAGTGAAATTTCTGATAAGACCATAGGAGCAGCGCAACGGAAGCAATCCACCATGTTCACCCTAAACGAGCTGATGGGTAAGAAAGATGCAGATGGTTTAGTAAAGGATATTAACCGTTACGCTCCGGAGAAACGAACAGATCTTATTACATCTGCTCAAAAATTATCCGGTGCTGGTGTAGCTCCTGAAAAGATGATGGCTACTATTACAGCTCTTAATAACGTCGCCTCAGTTACTAATACCAAAGTTGACGAGTTAGCAATGATCCAGGCGAAGATCAAAGCTACTGGGTATGTGCAGGGAGATGAAATTAACATGTTCAAAGAACGTGGGATTAATCTTAGTCCATACCTGGCTAAAACGATGGGCGTAAAAGAATCCGATATAGCAAAACAACAAGCTAAGGGCGCTATCACTTATGATATTTTCGATAAGGCAATGCAATCCTACGCCGGAAAGGGTGGGCGATTTGAAGGTGCTTACGAAAGAAAACGGGATAGCACAACTGAGGGGAAAGAGCAAATGGTTGGCGCTCGATTTGACGCTATTTTGGAAGGTTATGGTGCAAAATTGTTGCCTTTAAAAGACGGTTTCTTATCAATGCTTAATGATGTAATGAGTGGTACAGGGCCAGTCGTTGCAATATTCCAGAAGTTGTGGAGTACCATATCACCTGTTTTTGAAGGAATTGGCGGCTTATTACAGCGCCTGGGAATTCTAAATAAAACGGGTGGAATTAGTCAGGGTATAATGGATACTCTTTCGGTTGTATGGGAATACTTTGGATACGTAATGCAGGTTGTTGGCGGTGCTGTTTGGGCTGTTTCAGCTGCAATTGGTTGGCTAATTGACAGTCCTTTGGCAATGTTAATAATAGGGATATACGGTGCTACAAAAGCCTGGGCGCTAATGAATGTGATCATGGCCATGAATCCCTTTGCCCTCATTATTATTGGTATAGCTGCTGTCGTTGCTGGGGTGATGTATGCATGGGACAAATTTGACGGTTTCCGTAATGGTGTGTTAAAGACCTGGGAGGTTATTAAGTCGGTTTTTGGAAGCATTGGTGGTGTTTTAGCCGCTATTTTTTCGGGAGATTTTAAAGCAGCGGTGACAATTGTTGGTGGAGCTATTACGCAAGGAATTGCAAACGGCCAGGCCTCAATTAATTCTGATAGGCTGGAAAGGTTAAATGAGAAACGTGCAGGTAGAAAAGCCAGAGAAGGTAAAGCCGGGGTTGTTGATCCATTTGCACCGGTCGTACCAGGTAAAGGCACTGTGGGTGATGCTGCCGGGCTAAGCTCCACCGTAGGGAACGCAAAAAGTAACAATGTTACGATCAATGTAAAGTCATTGATTGAGAAATCCGAGATTACAGTAATGGATTTCCAGGGTGATATTGGGGACTTGGAAAGTAGGTTGATTGATGCATTATTAAGGGTTGTTAACTCCGGCACTCGTGCTGTGACAGCATAATGGGAGCGCCTTTAATAATACCTGGTGTAGGAAAGCCCATTGATAAGGCAACTGTGGCCGAAAGTGGTGTAATGATGCAGATGCCTATGTGGTTAGGAGAAACCGAACGGGACCTTTGGTTATTGCCATTTGAACCACAAGTTGCTGTTCGTGGACGCAATGTTATCACCAGGCGGACTATTGCCAAACAAAAAGAGCGAGGTTTTGGAAGCGTGAAAGAACTCTGGACGAAGGATGATTATGAAATAACAATTTCAGGATTGCTTCGGGATTACACCAAGCCAGGCGTGTTGCCTTCCGAAATGATAACCAAGCTTGACGGTCTTTGTAGTCTTAAAAAGCCGCTTATTGCTCAATGTGCATTACTGGAAGCTTTGGGCGCTTCACAAGTTGTAATTGAAAGCTGGGAATTTCCACCGACTGAGGGGATAGAAAACCAGATGTTTACTATTAAAGCATATTCAGACCAAAATTTTCAACTTTTAATCGAAAAATAATGAAGCAAATTAAATCAATCCTTGCACTATGTGTGCTATTATTTATCACCATTCAAACTGAGGCTATGTATAAGTTGGATTATGAAATCACTATCGGTAGTTACACCTTGCAGGCTTTGGATAAGGTAAGTATTGAAACCAGTCAGGAGCTGCTCTCTGATGCATGTAAAATTAGTCTGCCTGGTATGATCGCAGGACGTGCTATTCAGATTGAGGATCAGATTAAGCGCGGTGATGTGGTCACCGTTCGATTAGGTTATAATAAAGCGTATGTAACTGAATTTTCTGGTTACTTAAAAGCGATTTATCCGGATAGTCCAATGGTGCTTGAATGCGAAGACAGTGTGTTTTTGTTCCGTAAGGATATTAAAAGCAAGATTCTGAAAAACGCGACTGTAAAAACCATCCTCCAATATGTTTTGGATGACATTAATCCAAAGTTAAAAACACCTTTTAAACTGGTGTCAGACCTTTCCGGGGACAGTTACAAATGGGATTCATTTACAATTCATAATGCAACCGGCTTTGAAGTCCTGGATAAGCTAAGACAAGAGTCCGGGTTGATGATTTACGCTAAGGGAAACGAGCTGCATTATCATCTTGCTTATACCCAAAAAACAGGGGATGTGATATATGATTTTGCTGTCAATATTGAAAGTACAAATGATCTTAAATATGTCAAAGCCCAGGATGCAAAAGTGAAGGTGAATGTCGTTGGCCGTACTGCCAAAGGTTCGAAAGTTGAAGGGGAGGCGGGCGAGTCAGGAGGTGATTCACGCACTATACAGCGTCCGACTATTAGTGATAAAGCAACTCTTGAAAACATTGCTAAGGCAGAATTGAAAAAGCTAACGTATGACGGGTACCGTGGGGAAATTGTTGGTTGGCTGGTGCCTTACTGTTCCACTGGTTATTCGGCGAAAGTGAGAGATGAACTCTATCCAGAACGTGCGGGTACTTATTATGTAGTTGGAACCAAAGTAGAGTTTAGCCAGAACGGCGGCATTCGAACTGTTAGCCTTGGTGCAAAGCTTTCATGAGCAGAAGACAAGAGCTTATTGATCTTTTGCGGAACCAGGACGCGCCGATTCAGGTATATCAGGCTATTGTAATAAGTATCGACGCGCGATGGAACCAGTGTACCGTCAGGCTACTTCCGTCAGATTTAGAGGTTGAAGGTGTAGCAATGGTTGCGGAAGAGGATGCAGGATCTTGGTTGTGCGTTACACCAAAAATTGATTCTCTTGTCTTAGTGGGCTGTGTTTATAACCAGGTTTCACAAATGTACCTGGTACAGTGCGGAGAGCCTGACAGTATTGAAATCCTGATTGAAAAATCAAAAGTCAATATTGATAAAGACAGAATTAGCCTGGTAAATAATAATGCCTCCGTTACACTTGATCAGGAAAAAACTGTTGTTAGCCAGGGTAATCTTTCAATTGAATTAAAGGGTGGAAAAGTCAGAATAAAGAACGATCAAACCGATTTAAAAACGTTGTTCGACGATCTTTCAACCCTGTTACAAAACTTTAAGGTTGTCACTGCCCAGGGACCAAGTACCGCTTTGTTTCCCGATACACTGGCAGCATTAACCCAATTTAAAACTAAGTATCCATTGCTTTTATCATGACAGATTTCACGCTTGATGATTCCGGCGATTTGAAGATTTTAGGGAATAATTTGGTTGCTGCTGACAGCACATTACAACACCAGGCTGACATTATTTGGAGCGAAAAAAGTTGGTGGCATTTTGCACCAGCGCTTGGTGTAGGGTTGCAGCAGTGGTTAAACGAATCAGGCACTTCACCTGGTTTGGTTCGGGTGATCCGGCAGGAGTTGGAACGTGACGGAATGAACGTGGAAACAGTAGGAATTGGAGACGATGGTATTAAAATAAACGCAACTTATCCGGAATGAGCGATTCAAGATTATATTTTAATTATATGTGGGCTGAAATCCACATGAGAACAGCAAAGGTCGTACGACGTGCCGAGTGGCCGGTTGGCAAAACTATCTATTATGATACGGATGGTGATGGTATTCCGGATGAACTGGATGTTTCTCATCCGGATTTCCTGGCAAATGCCAAGGAAAATTATGCTAAATATAAAGCAGGTGTTCGCATTGCGCAAGATGGCGAAGTACTGCCAGCTGCGTATGTTACACAGGCCGATTCACTGGCAAATGACTGGTACATCGTAGAATGAAAAAGTACACCGTTTTGCCTGGTCAAAGTCTTTTTGATATTGCCGTTTCCGAGTATGGAAACGTATCCGGCATTACCTGGTTAATAACCGATAATGGTTTAAATGGGCCTACCGACAGGATTTATGAAGGTCAGGTGTTAATGATCAGGCCGGACACTATCAATGTTCGTACTAAGGCGTATTTGGCCGATCATCCTGTTATTGCTACAATCGGGCCAGAAGACCAACCCGAAGGAATTGGCTTTTGGCGGTTGGATGATTATATAATTGGTGGGCCGGTTGATCCTGATCCTGACCCTGACCCTGATCCGGAACCGGAGCCAGACCCAGGACTTGCATTTTTAACGGCATCATCTGAAACCTTTGAGAATGGCTGTGTTTTCACGATTGTGGTGAATAAAACGGGTGTTTATTCGGTCACATTCACTAATCTGACTACTAATACTGCCAGCACTTATTCAAACTATCCATTTGAGGCAGGTCAAATTGCAGCGTTTGGTTATTTTAATGCTGCGACTACTTACGACATTCAAATACTTACTATACACACACAAATTACAACTGCATGAGAAGCTTAGAAGAAATACAGGCTGAGCAGGACATTGTTCTTGCAAAATACCCTGTTCTGGCAGCATTAGATAGCACAAGTGATGTTTCATTTTTCGCTTTAATGAGAAAAATGTGGTCACTTTTGGTGCAAATGTTGGGTGCGGAATGGGATCAATTCAAAAGTGAGATAGAAGTGAAAATTTCTTCTACAAGAGTTGGTTCGTTGTCCTGGTATGTTGACCAGGCTAAGGCGTTTCAGTATGGTGATATGATCAGTGTGATCGAGGGTCAAGTTGCCTATGATGTAATTGATCCTGCTAAGAAAATTGTTACTCAGGCCGCTATGACTGAGGATATGGCCACTGGTCGATTGACATTAAAGGCTGCAAAAATTGGTTCTGATGGACTGGTTCCATTGCTATCCGATGAGCTGCAAGCGCTTACTTCGTACATAGGAAAAGTGAAGTATGCAGGCGTTACCTGTGATGTGATCAGTATTGAAGCTGACCATCTAAAAATTGTAGCAACCGTAAAGGTAGATCGTCAGGTAATTGGTAATACTGGAACACTGCTTTCAGACTCTTCAAAGCTTCCCGTTTTAGATGCTATTTCAGCTTATATCGCAGCACTTCCTTACGACTCTATTTTGTCTAATACAGGTTTGACGGATGCAATCCAAGCGATTAAAGGCGTGAAAGATTTTACTGTTTCTTCAAGTGCGACTCGTCGCCCTGTTTCTGCTGATTGGGTGCCCTACTTGCGTGAAGTTGTTAGCCAGGCCGGACATCTGAAACTGCATGCAGATTCGGCCATTACATACATTTATTAATCCCCTGATATGCTCATAGATATTGAAAAGTATGTGAGGCAATTGCTGCCTCCTAACCGCCGATTGCCTAAGCATATCGGTTTGGTGACCACTTTGTTTAGCCCGATTGAGTCAATTATAAAGTCGTTTAATGACTATAAATATGACAGTCAGTTTGATGTAGGAACGCCGGGACAAATGGCAGTGCTGGAATACATCCTGCAAAGCTATGTCCATTATAATATTAAGGTACTGGGTGCGGACGGTGTAAGGCTGGATTTTCGCGTTTTGGTTCCGGAAGGTCTTAGCCAGGGAGACCGTGGGGAAGTGGTAAGAATAGTAGAACGTTACCGGTTACGCTCAAAGCGATATGAGATTAAAGACTCTCTTGACTGGGGAAATGGTGGTGACGATCCGATTACAGGGTTGGCATTTTCCCCATCTCCGACCATTGTAGAAACTAGTCCAGGCTTTTGGCTTGTAAGTTATGGTGTTAATCAGGCTGGTATTTGGCCGACTAATTTAACTAATGTTACGCAAGGCATCGGCTACCTTAATAATGATATTGAGTATGCTGCTGGTTCTCAGAAAAACTTTCAGGTTACGACCGCCGGGGAATACGATTTACATGTGGGAAGCCTTCATTTTAAGCTTGTTGCTACTGCAACTGAAATCGTTTCAATTGCTCCTAATTGGCTTTTAGGTATTGGTTTGACAAATGATGTAAATAGCAGGGATGCAAGTCTTTGGCTGAACGCTACCACTGACTGTAAGCTTAGGTTAACGGGAACCGATGGGGTGCCAATAAGCGGAATTACCTCAAACAATATGCCATTTTCGGATGGTGTATGGATTGATGGAACTACGGATTGGGCTGCTCCCTGGTCTGAGGTTTTTCGCTTGAATCCAATGTCTTATGGCGTGGGAGGTTTAATCGCAGGTAAGCAGTATAAAATTGAAATAGTCAGGACAAGCCAGTCCAGCCCTATTTTTTCAATGTTACTAACGATACCAACGACAAGCCATATATATCCGCCAATGGTGGTGGATTTGCCGACCAATAATCTACTTGCTTGCGAGAAAGGCCCAGAGGTTTATGGTATGGCTTCCTATACACAAACAGGGCTTAGCTGGTACATGGATGGTAAAAATGTAGATCAGGTAAAAGGTTATCTTAAACGTGTAAGTGATGGAGCAATTATCTTTCAGCCTATCATTGATTTTACCAAGATTGTTGATGGTGTAAAGGTTTCTGTTTTCTCTCCTGGTGCACGTGGAATATATACTTTTCCTACACCTGTCGCGCCAGGTATTTATTTATGGGGAACCGAAGGCTCTAGCTGTTCTTCACCTCAGATTTATTGGAGCCAACCGTTTACAATTACTGCTCCTAACGTTCCCGATCCAGGGCCAGAACCAGAGCCACAAACAGGGGCTTACATCTGGAAATACGTTCTCGAGTGTTATCCACCGCACATGACTCTTGATATTGTGGCAAGTCCTGACGGGTTGGGTTTGCTGGTTACCGATTTAATAAATTATCCTGTTCAGGGTGATTTTGAGGTCAGCTACGTAATTAATGAACAGCTCCATCGTGGTGTCGGCAGATTGGTTAATCACCTGCATCATTTCCCTGCTCCCCTTAGCATAAGGAAGGTTAAAAACAGAATAGGAATCCCAGGCCTATACATTACTGGTTCAGGTAATTCGGGAGGGGATTTGTCCGCTATTCAGACATTTTCGGACAATACATCATACGCACAAATCGACATAATTTGCATTAAACAATGAGTAACATACAACTAGAATTTGTGCCTCAATGGCCGAAAGAATATGACCCGACTATCAAAAGAAATCAATGGATGGATGTGATTCCTAATTTGGTTAATGTTGATCCTGGATTTTTGTGGGTGATGCCTCGAAATGAGAGTACAATGGCAGAGCTTATTGCAAAAGGGGTTAACAGGTTCACACGTTCAGATATGGGTGTTCCGGGTTGGACGCAAGAGCAGGTAGTTGCATTTAGAGACCAAGGTTATGGTTATGATGATGTTCCGCAAACACCAACACAGTTCGGTTTGGGAGATAGAGGTCCCGGAGCTTCCGAGTGGGTCTCTGCACCAGGTGTACCAACAACATGGCCTAACATTTGGAATCGTCGCTTTTTTAATACCCAGGCAGGCGCTACGGAGCCAATGCCAGCAAGTGAAGGTGCAATGAAGGGCAATCAGTATAACACTGATCATACACTCGTTATATTTGAAAATACTGAACAGGACCACGCAATCAGCAGCCATTGGTCGTTTGTGAAGGCATGGGCAGCGAATTGGGTACCAAGGGTAATTAACCGTTGGCCAGGAAAAAAAGTGATTGTTTGCTGGAATTATTTCAGTGGTTTCGGGAAAACAATCAGGTGGGGTAATAAAGAGGAAAAAAAAGCACTACTCCACTTACCGCTTAGCCAATGGGAGGCTAATCCAATGTTGCCCGGTGGAGATTTAGAGTTGTTTAACGGAGTATGTTTTGGCGTGTACATGGGCGCTCCCGATGATGTCAATCACGTGCCTTATGACTTTATTTATAACGCCTATATAGCAAGGAAAGCGAATAAGTTTTTGGTTTGTTTTACGCAGGGATTCCACGAATGGATGCCGAATGTAAAATCACTTTGGACCTTTTCGGATGGAAAATATTATGCTGATGGGAAAATGGCAATTTCTCCCAATATAGGCTTTGCAAATATGTTATTCGTAAAAATTTTTGGAGACTGTTTTGCACCATTTTCCATGTCAGGAAAATATGTAATAGATGAAGAACATCCTGTAAGAATTGACAGAGAGTGGCATCAGGGAGGTATTTGGATTCCGGCTGGTCAAACTGAGCCTGTTAGTTTAGATGAATTTCCTCATTGGGGCAAGCCTGAAAGGTATCCTGGTGGTGGAATATCTGATTATACTGGGTTTGCTGCTTATTATTTTGACCGCACATTTGGCTACGTTATCGGTGGAACGGAGGAGTGGTGCGACTATCGTGCAGATGGCGGTGCATGGGTGCCAGCCGTGAATAGTTGGGCTGACGATGTTTGTAATGCCTACTACGGTAGTGGTTATTTTGTTTATTCAAAGCGTAAGAATAATATTATTTCCTTCCTTGTATTTAATGGAAAGGCTTCGGATAGCGTTCGGCATAAGGTAGAGTGGAAATATCAGGGTCAAATATTTGAGGGCTGGATTGCTGGCACTATTCCTTATTGCGTAAATTATACCCTATCTTAATCATGGCACAACAAACCATTTTAAATTTAAAAGCCAGGTTTCAGACTGGCAAAAAGCCCGTTCAAGCGGATTATGAAGCCGTTCTTGATTCTTATGTTCATAAGGATGATGTAGCAGCTATTAATGCCAGCCTAATTGATGCGCGTATCAATAATTATGACGAAGCGATTAAGGCTGTCACAAATGGCGCTGTTGATACTTTCGGGGATGTGTTGAAAATCCTGAGGGGCTTTGATACGGATGATGATGTTGCTGCTCTGCTTGAACAAGCGGGGGGATCTGTTTTGTGGTCTAATGTTCAGGGTAAACCTACAAATCTAAATGTGACCTGGGCAGAGCAGACAATTAGTGTTGATCTCTATTATAATACACCTTACGGCTCTATTGAGTCTGTTCCTTCTGTTTCAATTGTCCGGGGGATTGGGTTGCTAGCAGCAAATAAGAGAGCACATATTGTAGATATTTTCATTACTAATGTCCCTGTAAAGTGGCTGGATGGACCATCCCAATATATTGTTCATCGTATCAGGGCGGTAACTATTGCGGTCGATCCAAAAATAACTTTACCGTCTTGATGAAATGTGTTCTAATTGTTAATCCTTGTGGTATGCTATCTGCAATGCCCACATTGGAAGATTTTAATAAGCTTGGTTTTGAGACTGATGGCAAAGTGTTCGGAGAAGTGGAAGTGTCGGAAGCTGACGCGGCCTTAGTGTATCAAGAAAGATCAAGAATTAGAGTGCTTTTGCCAGACTTGCCAGGGCTGATAACTGAACCTGCTTGGTTATATTTGACCGTGATCCGGGGCGAGGTGCGACTAGTGTAATGATACAAATCCTCAGTATAAAGATACAAAAAAACGGCTAAACCGCAAATAGTTTTGGGTCTTATTTTGGGAATTTAATTGGTGTTTAAATAGGGTTTAAATGTTGCTCAAAGAGGCTCCTTTTAGGGGTCTCTTTCTTGTTATTCTCCAGTTTTGGGCTGAAAGTAGTTTTTTACATTTGGAATTGCGATTTTTGATTTTTGGTTTTGTGATTCAATAATGGAGGACGTTTTGAAGCTAAATATTATCCTGAATGGATTGATTTCTTGAAAAAAGTCAGGAAAGCAGACCGGGCGCAGGTTGTATTTGTTGAAAACAAACAGTGATTTCATGCTTTGTTCAGCATAATTAA